ATCTGATTTAATCACTATTGGTCTTGGTATTACTGAAAACATTTACTTTGAGGGTACTTGTTATATTGAAAGTCTTACTATTGACAATGCTAGTGATGATAGTCCAACTATCAGTATCGAGTTTGCTGGTTCTAATGCTATTGTATTCACTAATGGAAACTAGGGGTTAGGGCATAAGGTTCTAACCCTTTTATTTTAAGGAGGTAAGAAAGATGAAAGAAGAAAAAATAGAAGTTGTCGAAGAAGATTTCATTGAAGTAGTTGGAGATGACAAGGCTGTTTATGAAGAGAAAGAAGAGGAGGTAAAATAATATGAAAGCAAGTGAAATGGTTGCAAAAGCAAAAGATATTGCTTTAAATTATAAAACCTTATATATCTATGGTTGCTTTGGTGCACCTATGAATAATAGTAATAAAGTTAGATATACCAATAATTATGATTATAATAAACAACCAAGTAGGAAAAATAAAATACTTAATGCAAGTTATGACACTTTTGGATTTGACTGCGTTAACTTACTTAAAGGTATATTATGGGGTTGGAATGGTAATGTAAATGCTACTTACGGAGGGGCTGTATATGGTTCTAACGGAGTACCTGACACAAATGCTAATGGTATGTTTAATAATTATTGTACTGGTAAAAGTTCTAACTTTTCTAATATAGTTCCAGGAGAGTTCGTATGGATGGACGGACACATTGGAGTTTATATTGGAGATGGACTTGCTGTTGAATGTACTCCTATTTGGAACGATGGAGTTCAAATAACTGCTGTTGGTAATATTGGTTCAAAGAGTGGTTATGCTACTAGAACTTGGACTAAACACGGAAAGAGTAAGTTTTTAGATTATAGTGAACCTACACCTACTCCTACACCTACTCCTACACCAACTAAATATAAAGTTGGAGATAAAGTAGTAGTTAACGGACAATTATATGGAACTGCTTATGGAGAAAACCCTGGTAAAGTAGTTAATGATATTCATACTGAAATAACTAGAGTTGCTGATGGAAAACCATATCCATATAATACAAGTGGAGATTTAGGTTGGGTAGCCGAGAGTTCCATTACACTAGATGGTGGAAAACCTAGTGAGGGATTTAAAGTTGGCGATTACGTAGTTCCAACTAAATTAGTTGATTATAGGGGTACTCATTTAATTCAATATGATGAGAAATATCAAATTATCCAAAAGGATAGTAGAGGTAATGTATTAGGTGCTGTCCGTGGCGACCAAAGACCTATATGGGCTGTATTGCCTGACGAGAATATCAAGAAAGTGGGTTAATTATGAAAAAGAAAAAAATGACAATTAAGACTATTGCAAAATATACAACCAATATCTTATGTATAATCAATGCTTTGATATTGGTTCTCGACCCTATTTGGAATATACCTTATGCTGATAAAATCTCTGCAACTATTGTTGGAGTTGTTGGTGTAATTGGTACATACCTATTAGGAAGTAAAACTGTAAATACTATAATGAAAGGAAAGGAATAATTATGAACCATACTATTGGAGATAGAGAATTAGAGTTCAATGTTAAATTAGGAACAACTGTAAAAATCAAGAAAGCATTTAATAAAAACTTTAATGATATTTTAAAATCATTAGATAAATTAGATGTAGAAGATTTAATTAAATTATTATATTGTGGTTTAAATGAAGACCAAATCACGAAGCAGGAGTTTACTGATTTATGCTATGATAATCTTGGTTTAATGGATTTATATGATATTGTTCAAATGTTCATTAAGAAGATACAATACCCTGGTTTAACTATTGAAGAAATAGATAAGAAGATAGAAGAAAAAAACAAACAAGCCCAAGCCCTTGGGATAGATATGACTTCATTGAAAGACTAATAATGGCTGGGGCTGAAGTTGGGCTAAAACCGAATGAAATATATGATATGGAATATTGGGAGTTCAATTTCTATATGAAAGGTTATCGAGAAAAATTGTATCACGATGATATAAATATTATGAAGTTAGCATATAATACCGGTATGCTATCTCGAGAAAGTAAGAAGAAACCTAAATCATTAGAACATTATCTAAATGAAATTGATAAAGCATATCACAAAGGTATGTATAAAGATGTTCCTGTCGATAAAGAAAAATCTAAATCTATTTATAAAAAGATACAAGAATTAAAGGAAAAGGAAGTGATGGATAGTGGAGAATAAAGAGATAGAGTTTACTATTAAAGCCAATACTCAACCTATCGAAAGTAGTATGTCAAAATTGATAGAAGACGTTGGAGATGGAACTAAATCAGTATCTCAATTTGCAAAAAAACTTGAGAGTATGAGTTCTATTAAACTCGATGGAATTACAAAGGCTCTTAATAATGAACTTAAAGCAAGTCAAGTTGTAGTTGCTGACATTAAAAATGAATTATCTAATCTTAATGCTAAAGCCAATGAGTTTTCGTTTCCACCAACTGAACTTCAAGAGAGTATAAAAGAAGCAAATAATGAGTTAGTTATTGCTCAAAATACAGCAAATAATTTCAGTAATGCTTTAGATACATCTAAAATATCACAAGGTATGGCTGATTTAGATACAACATTTGCTGATTATATTAGCGACTTAAATCTTGGTATTGGAGATATGCAACAATTCCAAGCACTTATTGATAATGCTACAAGAAGTGAAATGAAAGACATAACTAAACAATTAAGAGCAGGACTAAACGAAAGTGAAACTGAATTAAGTGAATTACAAATGAAACTTATTTCGGCTATTCAATTTGATGCTAGTCCACAAGCCATTGAGCATTTGCAAAATGAAGTTAAAGATGCTACAAATAGAGTTAATGAGTTTAAGAAAGCCCTTGCTACTGTTGGTAAAGAGGGTTCTAGTCAAGGTGGAATATTATCCGGTATGTTCAATTTCTTAAAAGGAAAAGTTGATAATGTTGGAGAGGGTGTATCTCAACTTGCTAATAAGTTTAAACGAATTGCTATATCTAGTGCTGTATTCAGTGCACTTGGAGTTATTAGAAGTGGTTTAAGTGATGCTGTTGGTTTGAGTGATACTGCAACTAATACATTTACTGCTATGGGTAATGTAATTGCTGGTTCTTTAATTCCAATAGTTGAAGCATTTGCTGGGGTTGTAAGAAAAGCCATTGTTTGGATAGCAGGTCTTGTTAAGTTTGTAACTGGATTTAATATGCTTCAAGCAGGTATCAACGCAACAAATAAAAATATCCAAAAGATGGGAACAAGTGCTAAAAAGAGTGGAAAGCAAGTCAAAGATGGACTTTTAAGTGGTCTTGATGAAATTACAAATATTGAACAAGACACTGGAGGAGGCTCTTCTGGAGGTGGAGGAGTTGGTGCTGATATGGGTGCTCAATTAGGTGCTCTTGATACTCTTGAGAGTATGATGGAAGAAATGAATGCACTTGACTTTAGTTGGGCTGAACCATTAAAAGCATTTTGGGAGTTCTTATGTGAGTATGGAGATATACTTGCTATTGTACTCGCTGGTGTTGTTGTAGCAATTTTGGCAGTAAATGTTGCTATGTGGGTAATGAGTGCTAACCCAATAGTTCTAATTATCGCTGCTGTCATATTAATTATTACAGCCTTAATTGCAATTATTGTTTTATGTGTTAAACACTGGGACGAGATTTGTGCAACTGTCGAAGCAGTAGCCACTGCTATTTGGAACTGGATATTGGATTTGGTTACTGCAATAGGTCAATGGTTTAAAGATTTATGGGAAGGTATAGTTAATGTATGGAACCAAGTTGTTGATTTCTTTGTTGGAATATTTACAACTGCCTGGAATGGAATTGTAGCAGTATGGAATGGTGTTGTTGCTTTCTTCAAAGCCATTTGGGATGGTATCGTATTTATATTCAATGCTGTTGTCAATTATTATAGAACAATATTTACTACTGCTTGGACTGTTATTAAGACTATATGGAGTGTAGTTGTAAATTGGTTTAAAGGAGTATGGAATGGCATTGTTAATGTATTTAGTGGAGTAGGAAACTGGTTTAAAAATATATTTACTAGTGCTTACAATGGAGTAGTAAATGTATTTAGTAAAATAACAGGGTTCTTCAAAGGAATATGGGATAGTATTAAAGAGATATTTGGTAAGGTAGGTCAAGTTATTGGAAATGCTATTACTAATACTGTCAAGAAAGCAGTTAATACTGTATTGAGTTTGGCAGTAAAAATAATTAATGGATTTATTAGTGCTATCAACCTTGCTATTAGTGTTATCAATGCTATACCTGGAGTTGATATAAAGAAATTAAATAAATTATCAGTGCCATCATTTAGATCGGA